GCGCCAGAGGCCGACCGCCTCCTCGTAGCCGTCGTTCTTGAGGTCGCCCTCATGCTCGACATCGGTCGCACCGAGCGTTCCCGAGAGATCGACGTCGACGCCGTAGGGTGGGTCCGTGAGCACGATGTCGACGCTGTCGTCGTCGACGCGCTCCCGGATGCCCTCGACCGCGTCCTCGTAGTGGATGTTCGTCGACGGCGCGTACTCGTACGCCGGCGACGTCGAGCTGTCGACGCGGATCTCGGCGAGCAGCTCGTCGAGGTCCTCGCCGGCGGCGTCGACGAGCTCCTGAACGTCGTCCGACCGGCCCTCGTTCAAGAGGTAGTCGTACTCCAAGGCGTCCCGGGTCGAGTCGTGCTCGCCGGAGATCTTGTTGAGCTCCTGGCGCCAGAGGCGACGCTGGGCATCGTCCTCGAAGTGGTAGAGCTTCACGGGGACCTCGTCCAGGCCGACCTCCTGGGCAGCGCGCCAGCGGTGTTCGCCGTCGGCGATCAGGCCCTCGGCCTCGCCGTCGTAGCCGGGGAGGTCGCCCGTGTTCGCGATGATGGCGTTGCCGATCCAGCCCTTCTCTCGCAGGTTGTCGACGAGCAGTCCGAACATGTCGTCGCTCTGCTCGTTCGGATTCTCGCCGTCGACGCGGAGCTCATCGGGATGGACCGTGGTCTCTTCGACCGGCTGCGGGAGCTCCTCGAGAGTGAGTTCGTCGTCAGTCATCGGTCATCTCCCACGGTTGCCCGTCATCGTGGTAGCCCCGCCGCACTCCTCGTGGACGTAGGTCTCGCGAACCGGTTGGACGAACTCGCCGTCATCGGTCGTCGGGTAGTTCTCGAACTGTCCATCGTCCAGCCGTTCGCCGTAGTCGAAGTCTTCCGGCGGTGGGTCATCAGTCATGTTCGTGATAAGTGCGTGAAACGTACCGCTGGCAGTGCGGGCACCACCGGTGCCCGATCCCAGCCTGGTTGTGGGGGACGGCGTCGGTCATCAGGAGTCGCCCTCGTGGTAGTCTCGAAGGTTCGACATGAAGGCGTCCTCGAGCCCCTCGTGAGTCACGGTGAGCTCGTCGTCAGGGAAGATCCCAGCCTTCTCGCAGATGGACTCGTAGCGCCGGAGGAACCGCTCGTCGCCGGTGACTCGGAACTTCTCGATGGCGACCTGGGCCATCAGCCGGGCCTGTTCTTGGGCCCCTTCGGGATCCTCGGCCAGGTCGTAGCCGTCTTCGATCCGCTCTTTCCCGTCCGGGCCAACGAAGCCGTCGAGAAACTTGTCCGAGTACGCGCCGTGGTCAGCGGCGTTGGTGTTCTCTTCGGGCGCCCCTCCATCGTTCCCCTCGGCGTTCGTGTTGCCCTCGGGAGCTCCGGAGTCGTCAGACCCGCCGTGGGTGCTACACTTGCCGTGGGGGCCCTGGGCGTACCCGCGGCAGCGGTCGCCGGTCGACTTCGCCGTCGCGATGCACTGACCCCACTCGCTGTACTTCCGCTCACCAGTGATCTCTCTGGCGTCTGGATGGGCGTCGGAATGGAACTCGTCTGGTGCTCCCATGAGGTTGAGTTGTTTCGTCTAAAATCGAACCGCCGTCTACAGGTCGGGAGAGGGCGGGGAAGCGGTCGGTTTCGGTGGTTCAGTTCCGGACGGTGAGGGGCGTTGTATCCGAGGGTCGTCGGTTTTGAGGCCGTGTTCGCCACCGAGATGGCAGGACGGGCACAGCGCGACGAGGTTCGACTCGTCGTTGTTCTCCTTGTTCCCGTCGAGGTGGTGGACGTGGAACGCCTGGACGTCGTCGCGACCACGACCGCACCCTGGACAGCGGTAGCGGCCGGGGTCGCGGTCGCGCCAGAAGAGCGCTCGACCAGAAGCCCGAGGATCAGTCACGGATCAGGATCTCCTCGACGCAGTCCGGGCAGAGCGTGACGGTGTCGCCCAGCTCGTAGTCGTGCGACTGCATCCGTTCTCCGAACGGCGTCGTCGTCCACGTCCGCTTGTTGAAGGTGGCGAGAAACCCGGGGAACTCCCCCTCGTCCTCGCAGCGGTCGCAGGTGTAGTCGTATCCCATGTGTCAGTCCACTGTGTTCAGCGTGTGTTCACCGTCCCCGCAGGCGTTCTTCGAGGATGTCGGCCGTCTCGCGGGCTGTGGCGCCGGCGATGTCGGGGATGTGGTCCTTGGTGAGTGTGTTCGGGTCGTGTTCACCGGTTGTGTCCCCGGATTCTGCGCCGTCGACGGCGTCGACGAGGCGGGCAATCGTGTCGCCGAACGACTCGTCCTCGCGGTTGACGTCGTCGAGGTCCTCGTAGACCTCCTCGGGGATGGTGAGCGTCTTGCGTCCCATTGGTGGTCAGGCCTCCTCGCCGTCGACGGCGTCTTGGACGGTCTCGGTGGCGTCCTCCGCTCGGCGCTGGAGGTCCTCGGCGAACACCCAGACGAGGGTCACGATGGCCGCGTAGGCGAGCCACCGAGTGGTCGGACCGCCGACGATGACGGTCTCGACCGCCTTCGTGATGCCGAGCAGCGGGAGAACGGGACTCGCGGCGACTTTCCGGGTCAGCTGCTTCGCGCGCTTCCGCGGCTCACCCTCCAGCGAGATCATGGCCTGGTGTAGGGGACCTCCCGTTCCTCGAGGATGTCGCGAGCCTTCCGGACGCCCTTCTTCGCCAACCACGACTTCCCGACGTAGTGACGCCACGCCGTGAGCGGGTTCAGCGAGTTGGGCTCGTCGTGAGCGTACAGGTGGAGTCGCGTACCGCCCTCGCGCTCCTCGGTGTAGATCGTGATGTGGAGCTGGCGGCGGGCGAAGACGTCACCGGTCGCAGCGAGGAACCGACCGAGCATCTGCCCGATCAGGCCGGCGACCGGGACATCGGCACTCCGGAGGACCTCGCCGAGGCCACGGATGCGACCGTACCGGCGGGCCCAGGAGCCGTCGGACTTCCAGCCGCTCGGCGACCGTTTCACTGCGGCCAGGGGGTTCCGATGGAAGCCGGCGTCCTCGAGCTCGCGCTCGAAGGCCTCCTCGTCCATTGCGACGATCCCGACGAACTCCCGCTCCGACTGCTGGTGCCTCGCGTACAGGCCCGACGTCGCGCCGAGCCGGTCCAGCACCGGGAGCAGCCGGTTCCGGATCCTCGGCCAGTAGTCGTCGTCGGCGCCGAGGACCCGCTTCCCCAAGACTCCGTAGAGGAGCCAAGAGACCAGCAGCGCCGCGAGGGGCGCCGCGATCTTGAGGTTGTCCGCGATCAGGTCGGTGATGACTTCGACGGTCATGACTCGCCCCCGTCGTCATCCGACGACGTCGAGTCGCCCTGGTCGAGGGATTGGACCTCCGCCCAGGCGGCGTAGAACTCGGAGAGTTCCATCCCGTTCACGAGCCCGAGGACGATGATGCCCAGCGAGAAGACGTGCATGGGGTTCGCGCCCTCGCCGATGGCGAAGACGCCGAAGCCCACGATGGCGATCGAGATGACGAGATTCTTCAGTACCTTCCAGGTCTTTAGATTCATCGAGGGCCACCTGTTGCGGAGGTAGCGGTCGACGGCACAGTTCTGCCGGGTGACGGCGTCCGGTACGGTGGACGATGTGGTTTTAGTGGACATGACACATCTGAGGGCCTCGTCCGCGCCGTGAGCGCGGTGTCGGCGTGACCGATCGAGGCTGGGTGTCGATGGGGGTAGGGGTAAACGGGCTGGCGGAGTGGTGCTTCGCAGCTGAAGGCCGGACTCGAGGCCGGCACGGTTTCCCGCGGGGCCCCAGGTACCGGACCGACGGCGCCGCAGTTTTCCTGCGAATACCGTCGGCGCTCCCGTCACTGCGTGCTCGCCGTGGTCCTGGCGCGTTGTGATGGTGATCAGCTGACGCTCCGAAGCGCGATCGGCGGGAGAAGTGAAACGATCTCGTTGCGGTGAAACGAGCTCATCCGGTCGTCGGTCCTCGCGGTAGCACGTTGGCCAGCCCTCGGATCACGGCGAGAAGCAATTCGACCGATGCGTGGTACGCATGCAAGCAGTCCCCTCGATCTCCGCGCCCCGAGCGCAACTCGGAGTCACCAGCGGCGCCGGGAACAGCCGGGCGCGCCGGTCGGCGTCGATGTCATCGGGGGCCGCCGCGTCTTAACCAACATTCGAGCGTGGTCGTTCCAGCGTGTTGGTTAAGGTCGGGGCTCGCTCTGATGCTGCGCACGGACGACTGCCTCGGCCGTGGCGCGTGTGAAGCACTCGAAGTCGTCGCCGGCCGTCTCCGGCTGGCGTTTCAGCTCCAGAACCCGCTTGACGAGATGGACCCAGTCGTGGTCGACGCCGTACTCGTGGAGCGTCACGGTCAGCTGGACCGCGTCATCACGAGCACGTTCCGCCGACCGCGTCGACGGTGATCGATGCGGGTTCATGGTGCCACAGCCGGTGCAGTACGTTCCCTTCCCGTCGTCGGTGTACCCGCGGTCGAGGCGATCGTGGATCTTGATCGACTCGAAGTACTCGCGGTCGAGATAGTTCCACTTCGCACCCTCGGGGAGGTCCTCTTCGACGAACGCCAGAACGTTGTGGCGCTCGACACCGACTCGCCACGGGAACTCTTGGTACCGACGGAGGCGCTGGTAGCATTCCTGACAGACGTGGTCATTCTCCGTGATGACCGTCTTAAAGATTTGGCGTGGGTCGTCCGGGATTTCAAGTCTGTCATCGAAGAGTTGGATCACGGTTTGAGAGACCGAAGAGGAGATAGTCACGTCTGAGCAGGACACCACCTCTCGGCGGCTTGAGAGTGAGCCCGACCAGGTCGTCGACTGCCTTCGGTGTATATCAGATTTCATTACCATTTATGCGTCAGGGTCATCCCCGATATGGTACACTACCTGTCTGAGGTCACTGGAATCTCGACTCTTGAATAGATAGTCACCGTTTTGGAGGCTTTCGAGCGCCCGGTCCAGCGTGGTGTCTGCGAGCTCCGTCTTCTCCCGGAGCTCCTGTCGCGCGAGTGAGCCATCTCCCTCTGCCTCGATGACGTGGTAAACGTACTTCGCGCTCGGTGGCAACTCGGAGAGGTCGGTTGTTTCAGTCATCAGATAGAACAGTGGCGGTGGATGCGGTGGCCTGGATGCTGGCCTGCTTCGGGTTCGCACCGAACGACACGACGCTCTCGGTAGTGGCGTAAGACTCGTCCACGGTGACGAGCATCGACCGGGACTCAAGGACATCCTCCAGGATACCGACCCAGGGGTCGAGCCACTCCCAGTGCTCCAGCAGCGGCCGGAGATCGGGAAGCCCCTCGTCGGTCAGGCTGAGCCAGCAGCCACAGACCGGATCCTCGGGGTCGCCCCATCTCGCTGGATCGTCGACGAGCTCCAGCGCCGCCTCGCAGAAGACATCCCGGACATACAGCCGGTCGGCGTCCTCGACGGGCCACGGCACGATCTCTCCGTACCGCTCCTCGTCGGTCCGGAACGCCACCGGGAGCCGCCAGCCCTCGTCCGTCTGCTCCAGGAGGCCGAGTGCCTGGAGGCGGTCGCCGGCGGCCTCGCCGTTCCGGGAGATCGTCGACCGGGCGACGTCGGCGGCGTCGGCGAGGTCGCCCGTCGACAGCGGTTCGTCGACGGCGAGCAGCGCCTTCACGATGGCCCGGCCTCCCGGCGAGCAGTGCGGGAGGAGGCGGTCGACCGGGAGCTTCGACAGTGCGTACCGGACCTCGCTTGGCCGGAGTTCGCGAGGGACGTCTTCGGACTCCAGCCAGTTCAGCGCCGTCGCGACGTCGTAGGGAGTCCCGGTGAACAGTCGGAGCAGCGAGACCGTCTCCCGAGTCGGCCGGAGGTTCTTCTCGCCGGCCATCCTAGACGTCGCGACAGCGAACTGCTCGCGGTCGAACTCGAACGCCCGGACCGGGATGTCGACGGTGAACTCGGGAGCGTCGTCTCGGACCTCGGACGGTGCCTGCAGCTCGTCCTCGAGGTCCTCGACGAACGCCGCCCGCTTCTCGCCGTCGACGGCGCCGAAGTTCCCCGCCAAGACAAACGAGCCGATCAGCTCGCCGACCGGGTCGGCAGCGTCGACGTCGGCGAAGATCGTCCAGTCGAGTTTCTGCTTCCGCTGCTCGAAGAGCTGGCGGTACGCCGAGAACTGGGCGTATCGGGACTGGATCGCGGCGCCGATGGTGAGCGTCCGGACCAGGTCGTCCCAGCGGTCCGCGTCGAAGTCCGAGCTGAACGTCGGGAGGCGGACCTCGCGAACGATGTCGACGTCGACGAGGTCCATGATGTGGACGATCGTCCCGGCCAGGCCGAGGGCGTCCCGGAGGATCGTGCCGCGAAAGCTGTCCTCGTCCTCGAAGTCGCCGTTGTGGAGCTTCGTCGTCAGCTCCTCGAGGTTCTCCCGGGCCTCCTGGAGCGCCTCGACGAACTCCTCGACTGTCTCGTGGTCGTCGGGGAGGTGGCCGAGACAGCGGGACGACCGCAGCACCTGGCGGTGTTCGTCGAACAGGTCGACGAAGTCGTAGTCCGCGGACTCCAGACGGTCCGGCGTGAGACAGTACTCGAAGATCCGCCAGTCGGTTAACGCCCTGGCGGTAGACACCCAGTACTGCATCGGGTTGACGTACTCGGTCGACCCTACCACGCGGCCCCCGCCAGGATCGACCCAGAGGCCGGGGACGCGGTAGTCCTCGGCCTTCTCCACCGGGTGATCCACCACGCTGAAGCCGTTCTCCCGGGCTGAGGCGGCGGTGCCGTAGGCCTCCTCGCGAGACAGGGTGGCGACCGGCGCCAGCCCGGTGCCCTTCCGCCGCGGGTCCCCTGCGGGGGGGCCCTCGTGCTCGCGCGGGGTTACACGTCCATGGTCGGACGGATGCAACGAGTCGCTAAACGCCTCATCAAGCCGCTGCTGTCGGGGGGTTTCCGTGTCTATCGTCTCGATCGCCTCGCGACCGGCGGGCCCGAGCTCGACGTGCGACCGGCCGCGAGCCTCGATCGTCTCGACGAGCCCGAGCTTGACGAGCGCGTCGTCGCGACGCTGGACCCAGTTCGATATTGTCGGCTTCGAGACGCCGAGCGCCGCCGCGAGGGCGTGATAGCTCAGCGTCTCGTCGTGCTCGTTGTGGAGGTGCCGGAGGATCTGGGCCCCCGTGGACTCGCGGTCGAGGACGTCCAGGGCCGCGTCGACGCGCTCGTCGATAGGTGCTGTACGTCCCCGTCCAGTCCACCGTTCGTTAAACGCGGTCCGCTCCAGGTCGTGGCTCACCGCGAGGCGCCGCAGGTCGATCGGCGACCCGACGACGACGACCTCGCAGTTCCGGGCGAGCTGCCAGAGCAGCTGGACAACGCGCTCGCGCTGGTCCTGGCTCTGGTCCTGGAAGCTCTCCTTGAGGCGGACCGAGATGGTCGGTGTGTTCACCGTGTGTTCACCGGTCGCCCACCCGACGAGGCGGGCGGTTCCGAGGATCTGCTCGACCGGCGCGCGCTGCGTACCGAGCCGACGCGCCAGGAACAGCAACCCGTCGAGATCCTCGCCACCGTAGACCAGGCGCCGGAGGAGGTCCTCCGCAGCGTCCGGGTCGTCGCGCTCGACGCCCCGGGCGAGACGTTCGACCACGCTCCGTAGCGGGTAGGCGACGTCCCGAGACTCGAGCGCCTCCTGAAGGTCGCTCGACGTCCGCCCATCGGCGAACCGCCGGACGCCCTCGACGAATGCCGTCTGGAAGCCGGGTTGTTCGACGAGGTCGGCCCACACCCCGGGGTTGTCAGCCGAGGATCGGGCGACCGTCGCGTCCTCGTCGAGGACGATCTCCGCGGTGGCGTCTGCGGGGTACTGGTCGTCGAGCACGAGGTCGCCGGTCCGCTCGTCGACGATGTCGTCGGCGCCGAACTCCTCGAGGAGCTCGTCGACGTCGTCCTGGAAGAGGGTCCGGCGCCACTCGGGGAGGCCAGCGTCGACGGCGTCGGCGAACGCATCGTCGTACAGGCCGAGGGCCTCCTCGGCAGCCTCCTCGAACCGACTGCCGCGGCGCTCGTCGAGCGCGTCGACGAGCTCGGAGTAGCGGTCGGCGCCGGTCGGCCGGAGATCCATCTGGTCGACGTCGGGCCCGCGGTCGAGCCGGTCGTCGACGACGTCGGCCTGCTCGGCGTAGTCGTTCATCGCGGCGTACCGCTCGTCCTCGCCAGCGCGGCTCGCGAGAAGCCGCGAGCGGAGTTCGGCGGCGCCGGCCTTCGCGTCGTGTTGGGCGAGCGGGCGGAGCCGGTCGGCGTCGATGGACTTACCACAATTTGGACACG